CCAAAGCGTCATAATCCGCCATTGTTAATTCATCTAAATTATCAATTTTTAACGCAGGAATAAGAAATTCAAATGACCAATCTTCAACAAGCATTGCAATAAGAGCATCACCTAATGCAAGTGCTTTAGATAAATCGCCGCCTTCTACTTCTGCACTTTTAAGAACGCGCTTGCGGTCTTTAACGCGTAGCAATGATGGGTCTTTAAGAGTTACTGTTGCACCTGATGGTAGTGTTATTTTTTTAGACATTTTGCCCCCTAATAGTTTGCCTTCCTATAAGCATAACAAAAAAGGAGCAGATGGGCGGGATAGCGGGAAGGCGTTCGCTATCAACCGACCCCATCTGCTCTGGACCTAATTACGCGTAAGTGCCTGACGGCTTAGCGTTTTGTAGAACCCACTTGATTGCTGAAAAGCCACCAGTTGAACCAGCGTCAGAAGTGTTTCCTTGGCCGTTAATATCAACTGTAACTTGAACAAAATCTTCTCCGCGTTCAATTACTGCGGCTGTGTATGCACCTTTAGTAATTGTTGCTTGGATTTGAACTGCCGCCGCACCTGCACCATAAGCCCAGTTAAGAACAATTGCTGGTTGAGTATTTGTTAGATAGCGAGTTAGTTCTGTGTCATCTTCCATAATGAATGTAATCTTGCCGCTTACTTCTAGTGGGCCAAGAAATACAGAAAATGGATTTTGAGTATTTGAAATACCGTAAACAGGAGTTACATTGCGCATCATGTCAATGTTGCCTGACATAGAAGTAGCAACCGTTGAACCACCAATTGAAACAGTTCCGCGCCATACAGGTGTTGGAAGGACTGTTGAGAATGAAGGAGTTGGGTCTGCAACAGTGCTTGATGAAAAGCCTGTTGTCTTTGTGTCATATTCCAACATGCCATCTGCGTTAAACTTCAATGAGAAGTCAGAGAATTGGCAACCTGGATATGAACGCACATCTACTGCATAGAAATCAGTCAATGTGTAAGAAATTGGCTGGTCATCTGCACCTGATACAAGGCTATTTTTTAGAGAAATTGTATGGGTAAATGGTGCTGATGCACCTGTTGTTGCAACAGAACCAAGCAAGCCTGCAATGCCATAACCAACAGTGTCGGCAAATACAGCGCCGCCAAAATCAACTGTTGAGCGTGTGCGACCAGGGATATAGTTGTAATTGACAATGTTAGAACCGCGTAGCCCTGTGTCATAGAGCGGGTCAATAACATCTACTGGTTTCAAACTATCTTTTGCAACTGGAATAAAATCGGTTGGTGCTACTGCGGTTCCCTTAGTTACTTCTTTAGCAATACCTAAGTAACTTCTAACGGACTGTTGAACGGACATTACTTCACCTCTTTAGCGATTGTGTCTGACGCGGCAGACTGAGTTGTTGTGGTTTCTGATTTTGGTGCTGGTGTAAATGATGGTTTTGTATCTCCACCTGATATGAAATCAGGGTGATTAAAACCTTCTGGTGCGTCAATCACATCACCTGGTTTTGCGGTAATTCCAAGTGAAGGAAACACGCGTTCTTCTGTCCCTTTATATGTTAGTTTCATGCTTGCTCCTTATGCTTGGACCATCTCGGTAACATCAAATTCTAACTCAGCAAAGATGTCAGTAGCGCCTTCATTGTTTGTTGCGGGTTCACCGTAACGGCCCATGATGACGGGTTCTGCACCTTGCCAAACTAAAGTTCCTGTTTCATCACCAAAATTGTGATTAGACCGCAACCTAGTTTTAATGTTGTCTATAAGGGTATCAAAATCTTGCATCACATCTTCGGAATTTGAATGTAAAGAGTGTGCATAGACTTGAAGAATTACGGTGTAATCAACGCGTTTCCAACCGTTAGTTGCGCCGCCAATTGCTAAACGGTTTTCTCTTTCAGCCGCAATAAACACTACAACGGCAGAACGGGTCATTTGACCTGGTTGAGAATTAACTTGAAAGTTAATGCGCTTTGGAAAAGAAGTAAATACTTGGTTTAGCGTTTCTATTGGCGGGTTTGCAATAAACGCAGATAAGGTAGAGCGGACTCCAGTGCGGCCTGCCATTAGCGTATCCTGCGGTAAAGATTAACCATATCTAAGGCCAGGGCTACATCACTGCCGTAACGGGTGTTATTGCCAGGATTAGGCGTTGGTTGTGTAGTGATGTTCATAGTTAGTGAACTATCGCCGCGAACCCGTAGAAACACTGTTGTCATAAGAATTGTGGCTTGTTTAATTACCGCTGGCATATTGCCAAAAGTAACAGCCGCATGGCTAAACACCAACGGTGCGGCCAAAGTTACGGTTGTATTTCCGTATGTGTAATTGCTTGCAACTACAACGGTTTCAGAATTAGCGCCGTCAGCAATGTGGTATTCGTGGCCCGCAATAATGCCTGAAGGATTAACAACGGTTATAGATGATTGGGTTGCTGTGCCTGTGGCCAAAGTATTTACATAGCCACCAATAAAGGTTGCGCGTGTAAATATCTGTTGAGTTGGGGAAATATTAGGGCCAAAAGCCAAAGGTCCTTGTGAAGAATAAGTTGTTTGGAACTGAGAAAGCGGAATGATTATTTGTTGGTCCTCAAACCAGGCAACGGAACAATCAGTTAATTGTTGTAGATTGTTAGGTGTTGAGCCATACCAGAAATCAGATAAAGATAAGATTGGGCTAATCTTTGGGTGCAGGGCAATAAAGCCCATGCTGTTCATTCTTACGCGCTGTGTTTGGGTAGTAGGAACAGCCGTTAAATCTTGGTTCAAATATTCATTTAGATATGAAGTAGCCCGCATAATTACACGGGCAAGTTCAGCATCTTGGGCGTTTTGGTTTCCGCCTACTACAAGGTTATTGGTATCAATAGATGTGGGCGCGTTCTTATATTCAGTAACAGTAATGTATGGGTTTTCATTAAAGCCTGTTTGTGTTGTTACGCCCGTTGCCATTTATGAATTCCCGTCTGTTTTTATTTCGCTAGATTCATGTCCGCAACGCCCGCATTTAATGAACCAACCGTTAAAACCACATTCTACGCAAGTATAGCCGCGCATGTGGTCATTTTTATCAAAAGGGTTTAATGATGCTTCAAAATAACCTTCTGCCTTCATTGCTCTTGCATGAGCAGGACTTTCAACATTGTAAATGCCGCTTTTGTCTGGGCGGTAAGTTGTATTTCCAATAACAGTTTCTCTTACGCCTTTATCTGGCGCTACATATCTTGTCATGTTTGCCTTTCCTAGTTAATAAAAGAAGGGTGCGCCCACTATCTGACGCACCCCCCTAATTGATAATTACTTAGATGTGATTATTTCAGCCGTAGTCATGTGTGATGTTGTGCCGTCAGGTAAAACCGTCTGACCACCACCATGACTATTAGTAGGCTGATTACAACCGCACTCTAAACACATTACGCAGAAACAATTCCTGAAACTGCGCCGTTCCATGCTGGAGCGGTGCAGAAGAATGTTCCACGGAAGTATGTTGAGAATTCATAGGCAAATTGTGTAACTGGCCATTGAATACCCATATAGTCCTGAACCATAAAGTTCGCCCAAACATCTGATACCTCTGTATCAGGAATTGGGAGAGTAAATGATAGAACTGGTGAAACGCCTTGTGGCAACCATGGGTGAACTTCAAGATTAACTGACTTTCCAGTTACTTCATTCTGAAGTCCAGTTACGATTGAACCGTAGGTTGTTCCGCCTGTTCCTGGATTGTCAATTGTTAGACGGTAGTTAGCATTTGAACCTGACTTGATTGCATCAGATAGTTGCTTACGGTCTGAACCGTTGAGTAGAACTAGGTCTGGGTCAGCCTTAACTGCGTCATACAGTGATGCAAAAACAGTCTGGTATTCGCCACCTGGGTTAGATGTTGAGAATACTGAGTTAATTGCATTGTTAGCACCTGAGTTTGGCCCAAGAACTGTTGGCAGAATTCCGTCATAACCAGTTGCATAAGCAGATGTATCGGCTGATGCGCGTGATGCGGCGGCTCCTGATGTAGAGAATGGGGCTGTGTTGCCTGTGCGTTGGATTGAAGTTGTGCCTTGAACTGTAAATGTTCCAGTTCCCTTTAGTGTTCCAACATACTTTAGGTTAGCCGCGCCTGTTGCTGTTCCAACATAAATGTTGTAGCCAAGTGCGCCAGTAACAGGTGTAGAAACTGCAACTGTAAGGACATCGCCTGATGCAACTGCGGTTGATGCTTCTGTTCCAAGAATTGATTCACCAAAACCTGAACCTGAAATACCAGCATCGGCAGTAACATTTACATAGTAAGTGTTAGCGGCTAGTGCTGTTTGTGAGCCTGCGGCTACTGGTGAAGCAAGTGCGAAAGTAGGTGCTGATAAAGCGCCTGAGTATCCGCTTGCTGTTCCACGGGCCATAAGCATCATGCGTTCTTCCATCAACATTGTTGCGTAAAGTGTTGATGTTGATGACAACTGGCGTAGGTCTTGGTAGCCAAGGCCTGAGAAGTTAGCATCAAATGAAACGCTGTCAGATAGAGAGTATGAGTTGTATGGCAGGATTAAATCATCTGCGGCGTATGAAATTAACTTTCCACGCTCGTAGTTGATTGAACCAAATGCCTGTGTTGATGTTTCTGTAATGCCAGGCCATGTTTGTCCAATGCCGCCTGTTCCTGTTCCTGTGTAACCAAGAATACGCTTTACACGGTGGCTTGTGCCAATACCCTTTTTACGGGGAATACGGTTACGCAATGGTGTTGGGCGTGGTGTAAGCAACTTTGCAGGTGCTTCAAGGTCAAACGCCGCAAATGATGTAGATAGCGGGCTTGTTAGTGTGATGTCCTTCTGAATATCTTGCATAGCAAGGCGTTGTGCCGCTAGTGCATTTTGAAGGCCAGAAGATGCTTCTGGAGATAGAGATTTGTTTGCAACTAGGGCTTCTAATGCCGCTGTTGGGTCTGCTTGTGGTGCTTGACCAGGCATAGTAGATGCGCTTGAAAGTGATTTACCAAGTTCATTAGTAAAATCTTCCATGCGTTCTACTGCTTCGCGTGGTGTTACATCACCAAAAAGGTCTGTTGCCTTTGGCGCTTGTAGAGTCATTTTAATCCTTTCGGAGATTATTTGGTTAAGTGCGCTTCAGGATTAGCGGCCTTAGCATAAAATTCTTTTGCTAATTCGTTAAATCCTTTTGCTAACACTGGGTCAGTTGTTGCTTGGGCTTTCGCTTTGTAGGTAGCGGCTTTAACTAACAGGTCATTGGATTGACCAATTGAAGTTCCTGTTCGCTTTGGTCCACCAGCCACCGCGAGAGATTTAGCAATTGCCAACTCATTCTCCAAACTTACTGCCTTTTCTTCTACTGCCTTTTTTGCAGATAGAAGGTCAGCAATCTCTGTTTTGATAGATGCAGTTGCGCTCTTTATTGCTTGCTCTACTATGGCTTCTACTTCTTCTGAAGATGGAACTTCAGAAACCTTTTCTTCTTCTGCGGGAACTTCTTCAACCGCTTCTGGTGCTTCATCTGCAACAATGTCTGCAACTTCTAAGCCATCTACTTCAGCGGACTTAGGTGTTGCGGCAGGGGGAACAATTGTTGCTGTATCTAAATTAGCGCCTGTTTCTTCAGTAGGAACTGGATTAGAATTTGCTTCTTTATCCATTGCTTCTTTATACATTTTGCAACGCTTATCAAATGCTTCTTCTGTTTCGCCCGCTTTCATGCAACGCTTCATAAAGGCCTGACGGTCCTCACCTTTGCGCGGCATCAAATCTTCTTTATCTGAAGCGGCTTTGTTTTCAATAATTGTTTCTTCTTCCATGACTTCTCCTTCTGCTTCTTCACCTTCATACCAAGCATGGAGATGAGCAACGGCTTCTAGTAGGTGTGATATAGACATAATTTCATTATGTCCTTCTTTCATTTCTTGTGCTTCAACGGAAATAAGATTAGCAAGTGCTTCTCTAGCCGCTTCATATTGAGTTTTATCAAACTTAATTAAATCGCCCAGAATGGTCTTAGCGCTTTTTACAACATCTGTGTTTTCCATTGGGCTACTTTCTTCTTCTAATGTGTTGGAAGATTGTAGAACATTATCTACAACTAATTCTTCATTTTCTATTAATTCTTCAACCTGCATAATGTTTTCATCACCTGATACTGATTTAGCCAATACAAGTTGGCAGTTAGGGTTAGCAGGGCGGTCCACTAGAGAAACTTCAACAATCTGTCCATCAACAATGCGGCCATTAGCGGCTTTGCTATCTTGGATTACGCGTGGGTTTTTAATGCCGATTGAGAATCCTCTAAGAACGCCATTCTCAACTTTCTTAACGCTTACTGGGTCCACAACTAGGGCGGTGATGTAATGGCCATCTGCCTTTAGTTCATAATTCTTTGCAACGCCAGCGGCAATGTTGCTGTGTTGTTCGCGGATATTTCCGCCAGACTTAAACCAGTTAGGCATTGCGCGGTCTAGCCAATCACCATCACAAATTTGTTTATCAATGTCCAATGAGTCATCAGTTGCCTTACCGTAAACGGTCATAGTGCCGTCTGCATGGCGGTCTGCTTTTTCAATCCCAAAATATGATGTTGTTAAATTGCTCATTGTTGTTTTCTCCTTGTTTTCTTGTTCCCTAATAATTTTTTTTGCCCAAGCCCAACCAGAATCCCCACCCCAAAGCAACCAAGCAATATAGCCTGCGCTATCTTTGCCCCAACCTTCTCCTTTTTTATCTACTTCATGTCGCGCAAAATATGAATTCATGCGTTTGATTGTGTCTAATGATAATGCAGACCCATTAGATAAATCTCTTGCGCGAGCCACACCAACTTCTGTTCCACCCCTACCATGTTTTTTGCGCAACTCTAATCCGCGCTTGGCATTGCTTCTTACTTCTTGCGGTGGAACAAAACCTTCAGCCATGTTATGCCGAAAAAGTTACAACTACCGCACCTGCGGCTGTTTGCGCGGCTGAAATTGCATAAACTTTATCTCCACCGTCTAACCACAATTGCAAATTTCCGTTTGCGGCAATAGGGCGGCCAACTGTTGCACCAGAAGTTGTAACATTTGCACTGCCAATGTAAATAGCGGCTGAGTGTCCATTGTGAAATTGAACGGCGCGGTTAGGTCCTACTGTTACTGGAATATCAGCAATTAAAGTTGCTGTTGTTTCCACTTGGTTGTTTATTTGTATCAATGCCATTTAATCCTCAATCCATTCAACGGTTAATGCCTTACCGCTAACTGTATCAATTATTGGTAATGCAAGTTCTTTTTCTAGTTTTTTCATTTAAGCAACAGCACCAGGAACGCCAGATTCCGCCGCCCCCATAAGGCTAAAAATATCTACATCTTCCCAGTCAATTCCTTCGCCTGGATTACAGTTATCTTGCTCACTCATTAATTACGCCCCCTTTTTCCATTTTTGTAATGCCTGGAACTTTCCAACCAAACTCTTTGGCCATTGCCTGAACCAAAAGGTTAGGCGTAGTTCCTTTAGTCAAAAAGTATTCAGCAAACATTTCTGCATAAAACTCTTTGGTGTTTTCGCCTGAATATCCGCTTCTAAACTCAAACGGAAATTGTTTTTTTAGCCTATCAATGGCCTGGGTTGTTGCTGTTGCTTGCCCATAAAAACTATCTCCGTTGTCTATATGGTGGCCCCATTCATGGGTAAGCGTGTATTTCCATTGTGCGTTTTCAGACAACGCAGGCATCTTAAATGTGCCGCCTTCACGCAAATTAGGCGTTACTATTTTAGCAGTCTTAGGCGCAAGCCAAATATCTTCCCCGTTAAGAATTGCCCAACCGTAAGCGTTCTTTTTATTTGCCCCAATGGTTACTCTTACCGTTGTTGATTTAGGATTAAGGGTTTGTAGTAAATCTACATGGTCCAAAATTTCTTGTTGGACTTTTTTAGGAACCGTAGTTCCCCCGCTGTAATAAGAAATTCTTACTTGCCCGTTTTTCATTACAATACCTTTATTGATTAATGATGTAGTTTCTTTGCCAAACTTTCCTCTGTCAATCCAGTCAATAATTTGCTCGCGAGTATTTATTACGCGTTTTGCGTGATATGTTTCAATTAAATCTTCTTTAATTTCTTCAGGAGTTAATCTTCTCCATTGACCAGGAACAAACACATCATCTTTAGCGGCTCTTGCGGCAACCAAAGCGGCATCAATAACATCTTTAGGGGTTGGCAAAGTAGAAGCAGGGGGCGGTGGAGTAACCAGGGTTGCGCCTGTCATCTGCTCATCTTCAAAAGTAGGAATTACAGGAATCAATACGCAACGGCAATGCGGGTGGGCTGGTGGTTGAGTATTGCCAGAGTTAAAAGGAGCGCCTATTTGAACTACTTGGTTAGCGTTTATAGCACATTTGGCGCAAGGGTCTGACACTTCCCATTCCATCTTTTCCAGGCCTGCTTCTTTGTAACGGTTTACCGTGGCATAGGAAATGGCGCGGTTCTGTTCTGTGATTGCAATAGAAAGCGCTCTAGCGGGGTTGGCCACATGACGCATAATGTTTTTAGCGCTTCTTTCAGCGCTCATACCTAAATCAATAGCATCAGAAATAGCGTTACCAATATCCCTTACCGTGGTTTGGGTCATTTCCTTTAGAGCAATGCCTTGGCTTTGTAGCAACTGTTCAAATGCTTTAGGCGGGCGCAACAATAAAGCCGCGGCTCTATCTCCTGGTTTCCAGTTGGCCCAATCTACATAAGTATCATCAGCCTTTTTCAATTCACGGGCTATGCGCAATTGCTCATCAGCAAACAATTCTCCTGTTACATAACCTTCAGCCAACAGCCGTAACATCACCGCTTTAAGCGCTTCCATATTGGGATTCACATTTAAGATTACCCATGCGCGAGCGCGGGCGCGGTCTTGTGCAGGGTTGTCAGACTTGGCTGGTTGAGTAGTTAGATAACGCTCATAAGTAGCCTTAGCATCAAAAGTTTGACGCAATGCGGCTACAACCTTAACCGCATTTTTAGCCGCTATCCGCGCATCAGCGTCTAGTGCGGCTTTGTAACTCATGTCAGATACGCTTTAGCCAATGCTCTTGCGGTATCTAAATCCCCATCAAAAGCGCAACGGTTAAGTGCATCTCCAACAATGGGGTCTAATGACTTAAATTCAAACAACCTTGCGCGTTTGCCTTTATTCGCCCATTTCATAAAAGCCTTTACTTCTATCTGCGTTTCCCTATCCACTTCTTCATCAGTCTGTGGAGCAACGGTTTCTTCAAGTTCTTGTTGGTCAGCAATAGCAGGAGTTTCAGGTTTGATAGGTTTTGCATCAGGACCTTCCAGGGCTGGAGCGGATACAACTTGGGAAGCGTTAATAATTCCATCTGGTGAGAATAAGAATATGTCAGCGCCGCTTACAATCAATGGCATATCTGCCTGTGGAGTATCTAGCAACGGCAAACCTAGTTCAGAACGGCGTTCATTGATGGTCTTGCCACCTGATGTAACTTCAATCTGAGACTTACGGGCGTTGCCTTCATTATCCTGGCGCTTAGATGTCATCAAACGGAATTCAAGTTCACGCGGCATACCAAGGTATGTGTAAGAAAGGTTTGTAATCATCTTAGAAATCCAGTTAGCCAAAGGTTGAATACCAATTGCTTCTGCGTTTGCCGCTTCACCTTCTTGGAAACCTGCGCCACCTAATCCGCCTTTAGGAGCAAAGCCAATTTCGGCTGGTTGAACGCCAAAATGTCCGCAAATAGATGTAATCAAATAATCATCTAGCGTGTCCTTAAATCTTTCGCCATATCCTTCGCTAACAACTGGTGATAAACCTTTTGGAAGCAGGCGAGCGCGCTTGCGCTGTTGTGTCTGACCAGAAAGGTCATCATTAAGAATGTTTTCATAGGCCAATAGCAAATCAGGGTTGTTGCCCCAATCTTCATCAGTTGTAAACATCAATTCAGGCAATACGCCTTCTGTGTATTCGGCGCGTATCCATTGCTGGCGGCGTAGGTAAATGTCAGCCAAAGGTAATGCGCGTTCTACTGGTGAATATCCATAAACGCTAATTGTGCGGCGGTTGCGGACCAAGTATGCAAGGTCATCGGTTGTAAATTCGCCATCCGCTTTTGGGTCATCATCATTGGCACTAAATTCAGAGCGTGGGAAGCCATAAAGAATCTGTTGATAAGCGGCATTAGGAGCCATTGGGCGCATACCGCGGTCATCAATAAGCGGCTTAATAGTTGCGCCATCTAGGATTTGGAAACCGTATAAATCCCCACCCACTGTTTGTTGTGGATAGATAGCCCATGCGTCAATAACAAGAATTTCTTCTGCGGCAATCATTAACCAATCAGAGAAAGTTAATCCGTTTGCTTTATCTGGGTTTTCCCAAAACTCACGGATACGATTAATCTCATCTGTGTATTTCTCACGGGCTTTAGCCATAGCGCGCACATGGTCCCCGCCTGCTTCAGCCGCAATCTTTTCTGAAGCGTCAGTGCCAAGGGTAATGTCCCAATCCAAACCAGTAAGTTTAGATTTTGTTACTTCAATACAGCGGCGCAAGATGTCAATTGAATCTGCGGCGGCGCGTAGTGTCTTAAAAGGTATTAAACGGGTTTCAGTAACATTGATGTTTTGTGCAACTTGAAATTCAAAGCGGCGCGGTTCTGCTCTACCAGTTTCAGGATTTATAGGGTTGATTGCACCTGGCGTAATTGGCATACCAGGACCAAATGGAACTGATGCACTAAATGGCGAGCGCGGTAATGGACTGCTATTGCCATAGTTTTGTTGCAGTTGATTAGCAACATTTAATAAATCTTGTTGTGAAAGAACAACAGAACCCGCTGGCAAATTTGGTGCTTTTTCGCTATCAGGCGTTGCCAACGCTTTTGCGATACGGTCCCTTAGACCCATGCGTATCTCCCTAGTTAATGCCCCTTGTATTTCAGGCTCAAAGAATTATAGCGGTATTCCCCAACCAATGAATCCTACGGCGGCGTAGGTTCCCGT